TTTTAGGAAGATTACCTACATCGATATAAAAAATTCTACGCTCTGGAGCACGGGACAATCTGTAGATAACAAGAGAGTCCTCAATCATTCTTAACTGATTGAGTGCCTTGATTGCTTTATGAAGATATGAAAGAACTACCTGTTTATTTCTATCTACTAAACCAGAATGAACATAAGTAACTGCATCTTTTGAAATTCTTGCAGCACCACCAATTGCATTTTTAAAGTTACTAGTCGCTTGACCTGCACCAGTACCTCTAATATTTGGATCATACTCAAAAAACTCCTCAACTTCCGGAGTTGCCATAGTTCCATTTGCAGCCTTTCCATCGGTAACCGAAAAAGATGGATTCAATACATGTTTACCATCTTTTTTGATTTTTCTGACAAGCTTAATTTTCATAGGATCAATATATCTTACTTCTTTGATCCCTTCTTCTGGTTTTTCTAAATCGATAACTTTATGATAGTAAATTCTGCCATCAACATACCAATTTCTTAGAATCTCATGACATCTTTTATCAAAGTCTAAAAGTTCTTTAATATATTTAAATTCTTGTCTGATTATATCTTTAAGTCTGTCTGAAGCCGGTACATTTTGGAGATCAATTTGAACGGGAGAATCATTTTGATCGGAGACGATAGCTTCATTAATAATATCTTCAATAGCACTATCCACTTCTGGATGAATAGCCATTTCACGATATCTTTTGATTAAATCATACTCAGACTTATAAACTCCTTCGATGTCAACATACTGTCCATAAAATCCACTCGCAACATAAAAATCCGAAGAATCTTCTTGATTCTCCGGAACAGGAGAGACGATAGACCTTTTTGATCTATCGTCCTCCGAGTCTTGGATTTTGAAACCAAATAATTTAGGCATTATTCAAATTTGAACTATATTTCTATTATTTATAGAGGGTTCAAAACTTGAGGATCTGTACCCAATTGAGTAGTTCCGGTTGAATCAAGAGCATCCCACCATTGAACTTGAAGATCAACAGTAAACTCTTCGATGGCATCAGTAGAATCATATGATAAATCAATTGCACTTACGGAAGTTGGGAAAACTCCATAGAATTTGTATGCCTTAAGAACTGGAATTGAATCCCCAGCAGTGGTAATGGTTGGAGATGTGACACTAGAATTTGCAGATTGTACGGAAGATCTTCCAAACTGTTTTACAACTGCATCTCTCTGATATTGTGCTGGATTGATTAGACCAGAGTTATCATCGTGTTTGTTGATTGCATTCATCCACTTTTCAAAAGCAGTTCTAAGAGAAAAATCAACATCATTAATGACAGTAACTGTCCAAACATCAAATGTTCTATCACCTGCAATTTTTAAAGTTCTTCCTCTAAAAGGAACTTCGATAACACCAACATTGGATGCCGGTAGGTTAGCAGTTTTAATCATGAATCTGGATAATTCACTTACAGATCTTGTCTGATCTGTCGTATCACCAGTAGATCCTTCTGTAGCAAAACTAGGGAAATTTAATTCAACTTCAAAAAGGTTTGGACGAGCTGCTCCACCAATTAATCTTGCTTTGAAATCTTCTAAAGTTCTGGAGCTAAAACTTGGAGTATTTGAAAATGCCATTTGTTTTTACCTCTGTAGGGATTGATGTTTTGAAAAATTAAACGGTTCCAACAACCTCTTCAAAGCTAATACCAGTTCTATTAGCAACAAAAGTGAGACCAATAAAGTTAATTGATCTTGCAGGTTTGATGAAAATATCAGCCCTAAATTGATTTGCGTCAATCACATCTGGAGTATTATTTGATTCATCGCAAACAACTAAGAAATCTGTGATTCCTCTCTTTGACTTAACATCACGGAGATATGGTTCAACAATATTTACGAAGTTTGATCTTGTAATAACATCATTGAATTCAAAGAGTTGTGCCTTGGCAGCTCTAGAAATCGTATCTTCAACCGTTAAGAACAGGCGACGAACATTAATTCTATCAAATGCACTTGCAACTGAAAGTCCAGTTTTGTCTCCAAAGAGAATGATTCCTGCACCTGGGGAGAAGATTACTGGGTTAATTCTCTTAGGATAGAGAAGATCTCTTTGTGGTTGAGATGGATTATATGCAAGTTTGATGGCGTTGTTTATTACACCTCTCGAAGCTCCAGCTGGAGAGAACCAAGCATAGTTATTGATAGATGTTCTCGCCATAAGTCCAGCAATATCTCCGTTTAATGGAATATATCTGAACTCATTATTGAATCTATCAAACATATACTTATAACCAGAATCAAATACTGCATAAGAAGAAGATGTGACGGAATCAAAGAAATTAATAATGTTAGTGGTTTGAGTATCGCTATTTGATACACCAATAATTCCAGATCTTCTTGGGGAGATGCAAGCAATACAATCTTTTCTTGACTCTGCGATATCTATTAGTCTATTAGCTTTTGCTTGAGCTTCAAATACAGTACTTCCTCCATCTGGACCAGCAATTAAGAAATTAACATCATACTCTGCTGGATTTCTAAAAATTTCATATGAATTTAGTACATCAGATAATGAAATTGACATTCCTCCAGATCCTGAAGAATAGTCATATCCACCACTTAAAGTATAAGATTTATTTCCCGAGGAACCAAAATTTACACCCGTGCAATTTTGTCCCCAAGCAATAGTGCCACCACTAGTCTGAGTATATCCAGTAAGAGTAGTGAAACTATTTCCAGATAGAGCATCACTAGTTCCAGCAAACACATAAGCAGAAGTATTTGCTAAGTAGTTTTTATAATAAATGTTTTCCGATGGAGAAATCTTTGCATCAAATCCCTTACTTAAATTTGTATATTTTTCTAGAATATTTCCAGAAACTCCAGTTACGGATCCAGTATCATCAACAACGACAACATGAATCTCATCATTTTTTCCACCTCTTTCTTTAGCATACTGAGATGTTCCTGGTTTTGGTGCAATTGATTTCCAATAAATTACATTATTTGTTAATCCCAAAGTCTGTTGCTCATACCAATCAATAACAGTGTTGTCTGCTTTTGTGAAAAGACCTTCACCTTTATTTGTTGTCTGATCTAAAACATTTCTTGTATATCTAACAACCAATGTTGTTGATGCAAAAGAAATTGGAGAAGTACTATCCAGTAAAATTTGACCCGTACTAATTCCAGTAACTCTTGCAGATAAAGCTCCATTTAGAGTTTGGATTAAATCTCCAACAGAAATCAAACTATTCGCTTGAACAATACTAGTCAATTCTGTTGGGACAGTAACCACAGTTGATCCTACTCCCACAGTAGCATTGTTATCGAGTCTAAACTTCTCCAGTGATGTAGCAGTACCAACATTATCAAAAATTTGCCAATACTGGAAAGATCCTCCAAGAATTCTTCCTAATCCAGAAGAACTATAAGATGCCTCAGTAGATACTCCGGTATCTATATTATGCAAACTAACAATTTTAACATCGATATTATTTTTATTGACTTTAGTTACTATTCCCTTAACAAATCCATTAAAAGTTTCTACAGTGCCAGAAGCAGATGCATAACTGGTCGAAATTCCGCAAGTTATTGCATATCCAGCAGAAATACCATAAGTACCGATAGCAACTCTTTGATCTGCTGCATTATCGATTGTACAAACTTTTAATCCATTTGCCCATGATCCTGGATCTTTAGAAGCAAAAATCCAATCTGTTGCAGATGCGTAGTTATTATTATAGTCTTCTTGATTTTTGATTTTTAAACTAACTGGAGAGGATACCGGATAGTTTGCATTTTTCAATAAAGAAGAGTCGGATCTAATTACTCTTAATACTCCTCCATATGAAAGATATGAAGATGCAGTCAACCAGTACTCGTACTGATTGTCATTGTTTAATGGTTTACCAAATGTGTTTAATAAATCCTTTTCCGTTTCGACAAGAACGGGAACATCTACTGGACCCTTTTGGAAAGGTCCGACAAAGGCCCCGATTTGTTCGTTTACTGCATCTATTCTGCCTACAGTAAGATCAATCTCTCTGACCTTTATGCCTGGTGATACTAAGTTTAGCGACATGTCTTTCCCTCTAAAGAGTTTCAACTTGACTACAAATATTTATTATTTGCTTACTTTATAATGGGGAAATCGCTAATGAACAACCTACCAGTCAGGATATTCCCATTTATGATTAGTAATTTTTATTTTTCTACTATTCTTTATTCTAAAAATAGTACATAACTTACATTCATAAGAATATGCAGACGCTATATCACCTCTACCTTTACGGGTTAAGTAAAATCCATCTATAAGATCTTTAGTTTGCCCACAAACCCTACATTTCCTTTCAGTAAGAAATAAGTGTTCTAATTCAAACTGATCATCAAAGTCCATTATCTATAATCCCACATAAATGATCTATCGCCATATTCATCAATATGCCAACGATCTCCATCTCCATCTACAAAACTTTCACCACCATCTAAACCATCAGAAATAAAACCAAATGGAGCCATGTCCTGTTCAATTTGATTCTTCTGTTCTTCATATAATCTTTTACGGACATCATTGTCCGTCATTTCTTTAAAATATGGTTGTGCAATTAACCACGCAAAAATTACCAGACACATTGCAAGGTCATCATTACAACCATCTTCAGCTTCAAACGAATTTGACTTTTGAATAAAGGTTGTTAGTTCACTAATAGTATCATAATCCTTAATAACAAGTTTATCACCTTCAATCAATGTCTTAAGATTCATGCATCCAATCTTTTTGACATTTTTGGACATCTTAACTCCCATCTGAGATTTCTTTCCAGAAAATCCCTGACCAACTAGTTGTCCTGCACGACCTCTCATCGTACACATTAAGACATTATCGTACTCCAAATCCATATGGAGAATCTGACCAACTTGTTCTCCAATGTCATTAACCTCCACAAGAATGTATGCTTTATTATATGCAACCGCAAGATCTTTAATGATACTAGGAAATAACATTGGTTTAATTTGATTGTCTCTATATTTTGCTACGAGACGATACGGGAATGCCGTTGTATCACAGATAGTAAATGCAGAATAATCTTTCTCTACACCACGAGCTACATCTACTGTTAAAACATAATTATGATCCTTTTGAGGTTCTTCATAAATGTCTAAACCTGCATTAGATTTAATCGGATCATCATATACTAAGGATCTGAGTTTTGCTGCAGATACAAGAGTATCAACAGATCCTAAAAATTCGCACTCAAACTCAACTTTGAATTGTTGTTCAGATGTGTTTGCGATTGTCTGAGCTTTCCACTTCTCATCTCTGCCAGGAACTTCAGACCAATGAACATCTGTAGGAATATATTCATTCTTACCTCTTTCTGCATCGTGCCAGATACGATAGAAGTGGTTCATACCCTTTGGGGTAGAAACAATCAAGACTTTTGTGCTTTGACCTGACGAAATAGTAGGATAAACAGAGGCAAAGAATTCATCAGCAATGTGATTTGGGATGAACGCGAATTCGTCCAAAAAGATGACATTATATGATCCGCCTCGGACAGCAGATGCAGAAGTAGACGCTGCGATAATTTTGGAACCATTTTCTAGTTCTAACGATCTTTTATTCCATGATACAATACCTTGTTGCATCCACTTTGGCAGTTTCTCATATGCAAATTGTAACCTACTCAGTAGATCCTGTGCAGTGGATGCCTTGTTGGCTAGAATAGCTATGTTGACATTATCGTTAAAGACGGCATAATGTAACAAATATGAAACACAAGTTGTAGATTTACCTGTCTGACGAGGCATTCTACAAATATTGAATCGGTTATTATGGAAATTATTGATCAACTTCTCCTGAAAAGGATACATCTTAAATGGTATCTCACCATAATCCAGTGAAACAATCTTGATGTAATTTTTAGCAAAATACACAGGATCATTCTTGCATCTGACAAATTCAAGAATTTGTTCCTGTGTAAATTCTACGGCTACATTAGCCTTCTTAAGATTGGGATTACCAAGATATACCTGATCACTCATATTATAAAAATTATAATTTTGCTAAATTTGCTACCGCTTCCTGTTGTTGTAGAAATAGTTTGCAATAAGCTTTTGCAAATTGCCTTGCCTCTTCTCCATCTAATTTATCTATAATTCTTGCCTGTTGTTCATAAACAAGCATTTTATTGATATCAGTTAATTTAATATCGTCAGGATCAATTGACATTTCATTTACCTTGAATAACTACGATTGGTTTAGATGGATCGGTAGGACTTGGATACCACTGCATTATAACTGCGCCTGGATAGAACTTCTCGATTTCCGTTTTTACTTCATCTTTAGAAGGTCTCTTCATATTTGGAAAGAAGAGTTGAAGATTCATCATTGGCCTACCTCTCCATGAGAAGAGTATAGTATAAACATTACCAGTAGATTGTATCCTTTGATAGTCTTCGTTTGTTAATTGTCCTGGTTGAATTACAGAATCCGCAAGAGGTAAAGATGGACCAGAAAGTTTTCTCATTGCTGCATCCTTTTCGCCTTTATTTGTTGTTCCTGTTGCAAGATTTCGGATCTTTGCTTGTCTTTGTGCTTGTCTATGTCCAGAACCAATTTCAAAACTTACATTCTCATTTGCTGGATGAACTTTTGCAATACTATATGGTTGTTCTGGAGCTAATGAAGATGGTAGTGAAAACATTCTCCAATATTTTTCTCCATATTTACATTCACTCCCTGTTTCATTTTTTTGACACTTAGGACAATATCTCATACCTTCATGGTGTATGTCCATTTTCATTGGAATATCTTGATCATCCAAACCACCGAAATCGGTATCTTCTTTTTTAGTCCCCCAGTTCTTTGCACCAACTTTACGACACTTTACTAAAGCTCCAGATGCATATGCAGATGGCCAAACTTTATAACGAGATTTTACTTTTGAATAACATGCGTCTTTTTCTTCAGTTGCAACCATCTTAGCCTTACCCTTTCTATCGGGATTTGGATCTTCTTCATTCTTACGACGGAATGCACTCTCCTCTTCCTTATCAGAGAGATCTGCCTTCATTTTACTTGAACCACACTTTGGTTTGGTTGTTTGTCCTGGTTGTTTTGCACAGGGTTTTCCTGCGTATTTACCACCCAATTGAACCCAACCAGGGGTGCCATCAGAAGCGCGACTCTTAGTAAACCAGTCATGCAAAGAATCATCACCACTCTTGTTCCCTTCATCAATAGAATCCTCCTTCACGCAATTAGGGACTACCTTTTGTCCCTTCTTTTTCATTCCAACTTGTTTGTACCCATCCCAACATTTTTCTGATACTGGTTGAGTAAAACTCTTAAACTTATAATCACTGCCTTTAATAATATCAATGATGGTTGCAAAAAGATTTCCATCAGCATCCAGAATCTCAACAGATTCTTTCATTCTTTTTTTACGACCTTGACAATGAGCTTTTTGTGAAAATCCTTTTGGATTGTTGCAATCAATAGAATCCTTATATTTTTCCGACCAGTCTTCCTTTACTTTCTCCATCTTTTTAAGTTTGGAGTAGTAATTGGGAATCTCATCTAAATGTTGCAATGCAATATCCATTGCTTCATCATTATCTGTGGTATGTTCATGTTCAACTTTCATCCCCATCTCAAGTTGTTTTTGGATAGATGATGGGGATACCTTATGCTTTTTTGCGATTTCTTCTACCGACTTGTGACCTTTAAATCCTTCTTTAACTTCCTTGGTTCTGACTGTATCATCCTCTCCATGTGAAAGATGATCAGCTACAGTGTCAAGATACTCAGCAGCTTTAGTAATTTTTGATTGTACCCATGCCTCAAGATCTCCTTCACCTTTAAGTTTAGTCATCAATCTGGTGATTGCAGCCTGTGCAGTTTTAAGTTCTCCACGAGCCATGGAAAACTCAAAGTCTTCTCCAAGAGGAGCAATTGTTTGTAGGTCTGAGAGAATAGACCACTCTTTAAAGGTGAGTTTATCCATTTATTTTTATAAGTTTCCTATTTTTATTTAGATAGATCTTGATTCATTGAACTCTTTAAGAACTTTTGA